CCTTGGCCGACCGTCGCGCATTGGATGATCGCCAAGCTTTGCAAATTTGTGGCCGTGGTCGCACTGGTCTATGACTGGTTCGCTGCTCATACCTTCACCCTAAACCGTTGCCTGATCAAATCGTCAATAATCTCACGGCGCGCAATGTTAAAAGTCGCATCCTGAAATTCGGTTATATGTAGCTCGTTGCTCTCTACGCATAAGAGCCAGCCTTCGAATAATGCGTTATATCTTTCTTGCCCTAGGTTGTGCAGAAAACCGGCTGGAAATTCATCAAGCATAATGTATAGCCCATGCTTTTCGCTAAATTTTAAAAAGTGCGGAACCTTGCGCGCGCTCTCGAATCGCTTGCGCTGTATTTCTATTTGCTCATTGTTCATGGTAAATCTACCTGACCTAAGTGAGTAACAGAATATATTTTTGCGTGTTCGTGTTCAGCAAGAACTTTACTAATGCACTCCTCGCAAGTTACTGCAATTACACCAACACAGACATTAACTCGCCATGCGCCTGTTGCAGGCCTTGAAAAGCATACGCGCCACATTTTAGGCTTGTCAGAGTAAACGGCTTGCTTTGTGCCGTATTGGCTTTTGTGGTCATATTGCTCGGTGGTTAGCATGGTTCGATCACCTTTAAAATTCTTCCAGTATGTCGTTCGTACATGGCGCGACACCCATGACAACAAAAATCTTTACTCGCAGTAAAAATCCAGCCTCGCCTTTTTAAAATCAACCTTAAATACTGAAACCCGCAGGCATCGCCTGTCAACTTCATGTTGAACACCTTTCTGTATTTTCCGCTTTCAGCTCCGCAAGCATCACAGGAAATGTTTATGTGTGTTTGTTGCATCTCAATCACTCCGGTTTAATTAAACTATTCATATAATTAATTGCATCATCTGCTTTGAAATACCACGATACCTGCCCAAGCTGTACGCCATCCATTAAATTTTTTAAGCCAGCGCTATCTATGACTTTAACAAGATTTTGCGCTGCAGCTTTAAGCTCGGCAATCTCTGCCGAGAGTTTTCCTATCGTGCCGTAACACTCAGCAAGCAAATTATTAGCATCTTGCAGCGCATTAGGATAATTACCAAAACCTATTTGGCATTTTTTCATAACTTCTTTTGCGTGTTCTGTCATTTTGGTTCACCGTTAGATTTAACTGAGCGCATATGCGCATCAAAATCATTTGAAATACAAATGCCATCGCGATAATCTGGATTTATAGGTCGAATATCAACACCGTGCTTTTTTACGCAATCTTTTACGCAATACATGCTTCCAATGTGAATTCGAACCAAGCAACTATCTGGTCTAATTAGCTCGCACCAAACTTCCCATCTATAAACGTCCATTTTTTTCCAAAAACCACTAACGAAAAAAAATTCAGTTGGCGAAATAAGAAGTTTTCCAAATCCGTCTCTCTCAAAACCATCCCGTAATTTTTGTGCAAGTTTAACGCAATTTTCTGAAGGCCTACGAACTCCCCTCACTTCATCCCCCTCCCAATCTCACCGTTAAATTTCGTTGCTTTCTTCATTCCAGTTTATTGCGCCTAATTCAAGAGTTCGTCTTTCTCTCTCAAGAAGTTTTAGCTCTGCATTTTTTATGCGAATCTCCTCGCGCAGTTCATTTTCCCTAAATTCCATTCCTTTTATGTGCTCCTCCAGGCATTGCTTAAAATATGTGAATGGGCTCACTGTTTGCTCCTCCCAATCTCCGCCGCCGCCAAGATTATTGCAGCGGCGAAGGATTCGAATGTTTCGTCAAATCCAATTCCGCTGTAGCGTTTAAAATATTTAACTGCTGCCCTGTTTTCATCAAACCAAATGATTTCGAATTTTAATTTTATCTGCAAATCCATAAGCTGGGATTTGTTGTGTTGTGGACACCAAGGCTCATGGCCATGAGCCTTGGTGTAGGAATAAAGGGTTCCATATTTGTCTACCACTTCAATTCCTATCGCCATAGCAGCTTCTATTAAATCTTGTTGTGTGATTTGTGTTGTCATTTAAAACACTCCTTCAACTGAAAATTCAACATCTTCAGGATCAACACCATGATCATAAAGCTCACCAACTAAAGCCTTTAGCTTTTCATACAGCACAATTTCTAAATCTGTTTTCGGTTGTGCGTAATTTAAAATCTCCTGACATGTCATAGATGTTGTGATTTGTGTTGTCATTCTGCGCGCTCCGAGATTTCAATAACATCCCAAGGGTAGTGCTCAAAATCTTTACCCTCACCAATTATATTAATTTCAGCTTTTTGTATTGCCTCAATTTTCCCATTTTCATTTTTTACTATGGTGTAAACTTGGCCTCCAGCGTAATGCTGTATTTTTGTTCCAATTGGAAGTTTTTCGAATTCTGATTTTTTCACTCTCTCACCTCCGGCTTAGGCATCAATTCGAGTGGGTAGATAAGCCTGCAATCATCTGTAGTGTAATTTATAAAATTATTTGCAAACAAGCGAACACCATTATAATCAATGGAGTGAATTTTATTGCACAGCAACCCTACATAAATTGCATCAACGGCAATCTTATCGCCATTCCATTTTTTAATTCTAATCCTTACCTTTTCGCCTTTCTTCGGATTTAAAGAGTATTTCATTTAGCGCCACCATCATCGCTATGCGACTCAAAAAACTTAATGCAATCCGCAAAGCCGCGCGCGTAGTCGTTACCCTCTGCTCGTATAGACGAGCACGGTTCATCTTTGTTTTTTAACTTAAAAAGAGCGTTTTTATATTTTGCTTTCAAAATAGCCTGCTCCATTGTGTTGTTGGTTTTTATCGTAAACCACCCCAGCAAAAACACTAAAACCAAAAACGCAAAGCAACCCAAAAAACCTATTAAATTATTGGATGCTAAAAAATACATTGCAACCAAGCACGCGACAGCCAATAGCGTACGCATTATGGTGAAGATTGCGAAGACTGTGTTTGTTTTCATATCCGCCCCCAATCCTCAACACTAACATCCGGTCTCAGCTTCTCCCGCGTCCAGCCTTTTTCTTTAACGCTCGGCAACTCGCAGAAAATATCAGCGATAGCAGCGGGAACAATGCGGCGAGATTTGATCATGCGGATGTGCTGCACTGAAATATCGGTCAGCGTGGCAAGATGCAACACAGGGCAGTCGCTGAAAAATTTATCAGTTGCCTTTTCAATCGCCGCCTTTTGGCTTTTTTTCAAATCTTTCACGCGTGGGCGGATGGTTTTTCGCGCTGTTGCCGCTGATTTTTTTTCGGTCATATTTCCTCGCTGTTGACTGGTTGTTATGTTTACTGTATTTTCAATAGTGTTTCTTGTAAAAAGCCACTTACGGTAGCCACTCGGCACATTCACGGAAAAACGCTCACCCGCCTGTTTTGCAGTAACCTTGCCCTATGCAAATAACCACTCTACCGCCAGTTCACGCCTTGGAGTAACGACCCTTGCCTGCCGCCGCTTGTGCTGGGTAGGTTGTGCGCCACCTTTCCCGATACGCGCCCGCTCGCTCACGGGTTGGATAGTACAAATAAGTTAACGCTTGACGGTATCAACTCCATGGCCTGCTCGCTTACATGGCCAGCATGGAACACAGCCGTGTTCCTGTGGTACTTTTCAACTAGCGCATTGGCAATAATCTCGTTGATCTGCATCAATTCGTGCGGGTCGGCGCCTTCTACTGAGATTTTAATTGTTTTTCGCATTTACCTAATCCCCCAAACCCTACCCAAAAGCTCATCAAAAATTTCAATCGCTTCGTTTATGCTTACAAACTTACCATCAAGCGTCATTGATGGTTTATTGCAATCGCCGCCAAACAAAACAACAAAAACCTTGTAGGTTCTAAGGTAAGCGCACACAAACATAACAAGAATTAACAAGAACAAAAATTCTAATTTATCGCAAACCCAACTTACCATAACATTATACCCCTGCTTTTAATATGTTGCAATTAGGTTGTTAAATTTTAATGTAAACATCTTTGCCAACTAAATGCTCTGGATGCCAGTCGCAATTGAATATTTCTATTGTTGTTATATTTCGCTGGCCGTAAAACGAAGAATGGCTACAACTTCCAACATTACAGAATTCATCAAGCTTTTTGTTTTCATCTATCAGTGCTTCGGATTGCTTGATGAGTAAATTATTTGATGACAACAGTTTTTTGTAGGCTTCGTCTTTTTTAGCTAATTGATCCAAAAGGCTATCACGCTGAGCCCTAAAAACTTCGGCTCTTTCAGTTTGTTTTTCGATAGTTTCTGCGCGGTTTTTCCAGTAAATAACATGGCCGTCAAGTTCTTGAATTTTTGTTTGAAGTTCTTCGTTTTTATTTTCAAGCGCATCAACCTGCGCACAATACTCAAGCCTTAACTCTTCTCGCAAACTTTCCTCAATCTCCGCCCGAACACGCGCCGCTTTCATGGCTTTGTATTGGTCTTTGGTGATTGACTCCATATAGTGCTCATTAAACTCATCGAACGTATAGCCGTCGCAAACTATACTTCCATCTGAATTTAACTTTCCCTTATATGGAACATTATTTTTCAGTTTTTCATGGCAGAAAAAATTTTTCAGCATGAAGTAGACTTTTTTTGGTTTTGGGGTTTCTTCGACAACCGTGCAATAATGAGGAAAAATTAATGTGGTTTTATCATCAATTACTGGGTGTTTTATCCTGTAAAAAAGAACATCGCCTAGCGAATCTTTCACCACTTCAATAACTTCATGATGAGCCTTGGAAAAGCATTCCTGCAATAAAGATTCAAAAAACGGTTTAATTTTAATTTTCATTTTCTTTTAATCTCCAAATAAACCCGCACAATCACAAACGCGATTAGTGCGGATACGGTTAATAGGTCGGTGTGGGTCATTTTAAAAACACCGTACAAAGGCAAACTCCAAAGCTAAAACCTACAGCAATTGCTGCTAGTATCACCAACCCTAAGCCGTCATTATTTTCCATTTTTAGCCGCCCTCACCGCACGAGAAACCTCCAAAGCTGCAGCGCGTCGTGCGTATTCTTCTGCAAATGTTTTCATGATCTTTCTCCGGTTTGGTTTGTATGCTGGAAAGTATAACGTATTGGCAACATATCGCAACATAATTTTATTCTTTTAGTTTAGGATTAATAAAAACCTCACCACTAACATCATCAAAAACCACATACCCTAGTTTTTGCAGCTTTGGTAAATAGTTACTTTTAACCTTTCCCGTCAAATTCTCCACCCCCATAAACGCCTTGGTTTTTTTGATGTTATCGCGCAATGTGCGCACATTTATGCGGTGTTTGTTTTTACCTGCCAGTGTTTTGAGGTACTCAATAAGGCGTTTCAATTCTGTTTGCTCGCCGGTGAACCCTTTGCTGTCTGCGGCTGACACGTATGTGCGCAATAGCTGGTTGAAAATATAGGTGGCGTTAATGATCTCCTGTACCTGAATTTCCTTGTCGCGCTTACCCCCTTCACACCAATTTTTAACGCAGTGCAACACGCTGGCAATTTTTAAGATTTGCTTATCATTTTTGCCGACCACACCGCGCAGCATGGCTGCACTGTACAAGCCGCCATCGGCCATAAGTGGTTCGTGTTCGTTTTTAATTTCCTTAATAAGCCTTGCGGCGGCGGGTGATGGGGTGAAAATCACCTCGTTAGGTGCTGACACAATGTTTTCAACAAGCGCGGTGTACTCGTAAAGCAACTGCGCATCAAACACCGCTGGGCGCGTGTGGTCGCGATAACCTAGCAAATTCTTTTCGCGTATCATCAAAAACCGCTCGCTAATGCCTTCCCCGCTTAATCCAGCCTTTAGAATCTGCTCGATGGCCTCGTCCTGCGCTAAAACTGCAATCGCTCCCCTGACGCGCCCTGAGAAACCCTCACGCGACCCCCGCGCCACCACAAGCTGACCATTATCGTAGGCGTGGAGGAAAATTCCGTTATTACTGGGGCGGTCGCTATAGACAACACCAAGAACGACCCGGATGGTGCTCGACTCATCCGAAACCACATTAAAAAAACCGTTGTTTTTGATTACGACCTTTTCGCAACCCTCTGGTGTTGGGTCGTTTAATGACCACACATATTCTGGATAATCTTTGAGTTGATCTTTTAGCTTGAATAGCTCTTCAAAAAGCACAGCATCTTGCTTTTCACTTTGTGACTTTTTGATTTCCATCTCCTTTTCGGAAATTTTCTTTTCAACGACTGCACGCGGCACCCGGTTAAGCTTTGCTTTTTTTTCATAAGCTGCCTCGATTGGGTCGCACAGGTATTCATTGATGCCAGACTTGCCAGACGATGGAGGCTGAGCGCCAACCGTAAAAAGTCCAACCGTGTTTTTTTGACGGCCATTCATCGTCACATAAAATGACTCTGTCATGGCTGCCGAGATAACCCCAAGCGCGTGTAGGTAGGCTGTCGACCGAGGAAATATAACCGCATCTGAAATGTACGACGCAAACCGCGCAAGCACGTCAGTTTTTCCCGCTATAAGGTCGATATTATCGGCGTAAACATCAAGGCTCTCGCCCAAATCCTGCGGATTCCACCACCAGTGGGCGGAATTGATAGGCAGTTCATACTGGTGCGCAATAATGGCTGGGTTAACCTGCTCATCGTCGGCCTTCATTAGAATAAACTGCTCTAAGCTTTGTTCGCTTTGTAACTTCATACACTAACCCCGACGCGTTGTTATTATTGGTTTGCTGCCTTCTCTCTCGCGTCGGTGTACCAATAAACAACGTCCGGCCTCATGGCCTCGCGTGTAAAGCCTGCCGCTGCGACTTCGGGGATTTTGCATATGTCACTAGCCGCCTGCGCCGAAATGCGCCCACGCGCAATCCACGCTTGAACAACAGGTGTTCTAATACCTGCAAGCGCGGCTATCCCAGGTGCGGTAAATGCTGCGACCAGCTTTTGAATCTGCTCCCGCATTTGGTTTAATTGCTCAGGTGTAGGTTCTGTTCTTGGTGACATTTTCGCCATCTGTATCGCCTCAAGTTTTAATGGATTGTTATCGTCCTGCGACAAGCGCGCATCAATCAAGCCTATGCACTCGTCATAACAGTTTTTATAGGGGTTGCTGTAGAAATAGGTTGAGCCTGTGACCGCCAATGGCCACCAGTTTGTAAACACTTCTACGTGCGTCGGAAAACATAGTCTTGCGCTGGCGGTGTATCGCGGCACGCCTTGGGCGTTTTCGTCTTTCTCAAGAGTGATGAAAAACGAAACACCAGAATAAGTGCTGCCTTGTGTTATGGATTTTTTGGTGGTCATGGTTATCCGCCTATGCTGTCAACCCATACTAGCCACACAATAAAAACATTTCAACAATACATTAATCACTTTTCGCTATAACCGCGCTCTGCGGGGTATTTGCGCGGATTTGGGGGTGGCATGCGGGGTGAGCACCCCCCATGGATTTCTTATAGATATCATGCACTTACGTGCTTTGGGGGTAATGGGGGTGGTCTAGGTATATATATTTATTATTTTTGTATATTTCTGTATTAATTTTAATCAATTATTATTTGGTTATATATATTCATATATTTACCAAATTATTAGTTATAAGCCGATGCTAGCAGTATATATTTTATACAAAATACAGAAAAATAGATAAAGATAGATATATATAACCCCCATATATATATAATATAATATAAGTATATGATTTATATAATAAAACCATGGGGGGTGGGATTACCCGCAGACTACCCGCAGACTACCCCCACGGGGGAAATACCACCCCCACCCCGTGGCACAGCCACGCAGGAACAGGACGCACAATGCGCACGCTAGTGCATGACCATTGTGGGTGTGTTATTATTTGCACAGTCATTAACAACGCATAGTGCAAGGCGGGAGGGCAAAGTGGACGCGCGAATAGGCAATCAGTTCTGGAAGGCTCGTAGCTCGCATGGGCGTAAGCCCTTATTTGCTACGCCTGAGCTATTGTGGGACGCTTGCTGTCAGTACTTTGAGTGGAATGAAGATAACCCACTACATGAAGCAAAGGCTATGGCCTTTCAAGGATCAAGCTGGATCGAGTACGTGCCAAAGATGCGCGTGATGACTCTGACGGCATGCCAGCGCTTCATTGGAATGGATGATCAAACTTGGCGCGAGTACCGCGAGAAAAAAGATTTTTCAGGGGTTTGTGCAGAAGTTGAGCAAATAATCAAAGATCAAAAATTCGCAGGCGCATCTGCCGGACTGTTTAACCCCATGATTATCGCTCGCGATTTAGGCTTGCGCGAGTCTACCGCTGTGGATCACTCAAGCACCGACGGCACCATGACACCAACAGTTATCACCCGCACCATAGTCCGCGCCGATGGCTCAACAGAAGAGCTATAAACTTGACATTCCTACGCCTGAGTGGGCTGTCCCGCTGTTGGCAAAAAAGCGCTACAAAGGCGCAAAGGGTGGCCGTGGTTCTGGAAAGTCGCATTTTTTTGCTGAGGCCGCCGTCGAGTTGATGATCTATAACCCTGACGCATCAATCGCGTGCGTCAGGGAAATTCAAAAGTCCCTCAAGTACTCAGTCAAGAAACTCATTGAAAGCAAAATAGCATCACTTGGTGTTAGTCACTTGTTTGACTGCCAGGCGACAGAGATTAAGCGCAAGGGAGGCAATGGCGTTATTGTTTTTCTTGGTTTGCAGGATCACACGGCGGATTCTATCAAGTCGCTAGAATCATTCGACCTGTGCTGGATTGACGAGGCGCGGAACATCACTAACGCAAGCCTGCAAAAGCTTTTGCCTACGTTTCGCAAGAAAGGCTCAGAGGTTTGGTTTTCGTGGAACCCTGACCAACCTGATGACGCTGTGGAGCGATTCTTTGCGGCTGGCATCGCTTCCAATGATCCTGACTTTTGCCTTGTCCATGTTAATTTTTTAGATAACCCGTTTTGCCCTGATGAAACCAAAGCCGACGCGCGCCGGTGGCAGTCATACGACCCTGATACTTATGAACATGTTTGGCTTGGCGGCTTCAACGTCAAGAACGAAGCGCAAATATTCTGCGGTAAGTACGTTATTGATGAGTTCGAGCCGGGCTCTGATTGGACTGACCTCTACGGCCTCGACTGGGGTTTTTCGCAAGACCCTACGGCAGCCGTTCAAATTTATGTGCATGATGATGTTTTGTATATACGGCGCGAGGCTGGCAAAATAGGCTTGGAGTTGGATGACACGGCCAGCTTCGTTTGCGCAAAAATCCCAGGCATCGAAAAGCATGTCATTCGTGCAGACTGCGCGCGCCCTGAGTCGATCAGCCACGTAAAACGCAAGGGCTTGCCACGCATTGAGGGCGTCGAAAAGTGGAAGGGATCAGTCGAGGATGGCATTGCGCACATTCGCAGCTATAAGCGCGTGGTTATTCACCCTGATTGCAAAGCTACCGCCGAAGAGTTCCGGCTTTACGCGTATAAGGTCAAAAAAGAAACCGGCGAAGTGACAAGCGACATCGTCGACAAGCACAATCACTATATCGACGCCATCCGTTATGCTGTTAACCCGCTTATACAGCGCCCCGGTCGCGGCTTCTTTGATTTTTAACCAATCCGCTGTTAACATAACCGCAAACCACCAAGGTGTTCAAAATCATGGCCAACTGGTTCACCCGTCTATTTTCGTCGCATGACGAGCCTGCACCCGTAAAGCAACCTGATGAAGACAACCCAATAGTTGGGCGTTCAGGATTCTTTACAACAGAAGGCTCGCTACGTCCGACGGCTTCTCCATTGCAGCGCGCTCAGTTTGTGCAAAACGCACTTTCTAAGACGTTCCAGCGTACCGCGTCGGATTTTCCTGTTGGTGTTATGACTGGTGACAGCATGAGCATTGTGGATGCTGGATTTTCACCCATGGTTCCTGCGCTAGACGACTCAAGCGGTGGTGGCGACTCAATCAAGGGCAGGTTTAACCTTGGCACCGCTGGCATCCCTGATATGCAAATGTCCTGGTTTGCTGCGCAAGGCTTCCTAGGTTGGCAAACCTGCGCCATGATCGCGCAAAACTGGCTGGTATCGAAAGCGTGCGTTATGTCCCCCGACGACGCCGCGCGCAATGGCTATGATATCACAGTCAACGGCGCCAAGGATGTCGATCCGGACATGATCCAGCTAATGCACGACCTTGATAAAAAGCACAAAATTGATTCGCAGATTCGCGAGTTTGCAACATTTGGGCGAATTTTTGGTGTGCGTCATGCGCTTTTTTTGGTTGATAGCGTTGATCCTGACTACTACGAAAAGCCATTTAATCCCGATGGCGTCACGCGCGGAAGTTATAAGGGTATTTCGCAAATAGACCCCTATTGGATCACTCCCATGTTGGATGCTGACGCGGCAGGCAATCCAGCATCGAAGCACTTCTACGAGCCGACTTGGTGGATCATCAACGGAAAAAAATACCACCGCACTCATTTTGTTATTTACCGGCGCGGGTTTATTCCTGATGTGCTGAAGCCCAGCTATTACTATGGCGGCATGCCTCTCGCGCAAGAGATTTACGAGCGCGTTTACGCGGCTGAGCGTTGCGCTAATGAGTCGCCGCAATTGTTGCTAACTAAGCGCACCAATGCGATACACACGGACGTTGAAAAAGCCATGGCTAATCAAGCGGCTTTTGAGGCGCGGATGTCTGATTGGATTTACTTCCGCGACAACTTTGGTATTAAGGTTCTCGGCAAAGAAGAGGTCATGGAGCAATTCGACACCGCCCTCGCCGACCTTGACGCAACGATCATGACGCAGTACCAGCTTGTCGCAGCAATCGCGCGCATACCATCAACCAAGCTGTTGGGAACTTCACCGAAAGGTTTCAATGCAACCGGCGAATATGAAGAGGCGGCCTACCACGAAGAGCTTGAATC